CAAGAACTGGCATATGGTATTAGCAACACTAGCATTATTTATTTTTGCCCAGTATGTATGGTATCTAACTAAATAAAGGAAACAAGATGAACAAATATGATGCATGGCTAGAATCTCCTTATACAGAAAGCGGAGATCGAGAAGCTCAGATAGATGAAAGAGTTACTGAGCTACTTCATGGAGAAATGAACCCTGATAATTTTGATAACTTTATGGAAGCTATTAATGAAGAATGCTTATATAAGCATCAGGATTCTATCGAGCAAGCTCTGATTAACAATGACAAAGCTACTCTTGGCTTATTGATTCAATCTTCTATCTACACTTATTGGGAAGAAAAAGCTAAATCCCAAGCAGATGATGAGCTATAACTTTATTAAAATTTCATGCATATCTACAAAGGAAGGTAATGAAAATAATTAAATCTGAGTTTTGGTATATTCTACAAAAGCATATTAACTTAAGGAAACAAAAATGAATAAGTTTGAAGAAGTAAGAAAAATAGATGTAACAGATCGCATAAAAAAGAAGGGAAATCTTAACTACCTTTCTTGGGCATATGCTCTTGATGTTCTACTAATGAATGATCCAAGTGCTACTTGGGAATTTGGAGAGCCTAAGTATTATTCTGAAACTGTAATGGTTTCCTGTGAAGTTACAGCCTTTGGCAAAACTCTTAAGATGCAACTACCAGTAATGGATCACAGGAATAATGCTGTAAAGAATCCTGATGCTAGAAAAATCTCTGATGCCCAAATGCGCTGTTTAACAAAATGCATAGCCTGTTTTGGTGTTGGTTTGTTTATCTATCAGAATGAAGATATTCCACCTGAAGATGAAGAAGATCCAGCAGAGGAGATTTTGATCTACATTGATAAAATTCAGGCAAGCTCTACCCCTGCCGAGTTGCGAACTGCCTTCCAAGAAGGTTATCTCAAATTTAAAAAATTTAAAAGTCTAGCCAATCAATTAAAAGAAGTGTATGACATTAAGAAAGGAAGCATGAATGCACCTAGCTGATGAACAGCCCGACAATGTTTGCCATGATTGCGGAGTTAAATGGGGAACACAAAAACCAAAGAACCATGAATATAGAACTTGGATAGATTCTTGTGATGTTTGTGGAAAATTATCAGCAGTTGTAGATGCTTCAGAATGGGGTTACTTAAAAGATGGATGGAATAAAAATGGAGAGGAAGTTTTGTAGTAGTTGCCAAGTTATGCGAAATGCAGAAGGTTTTAAATTAGTAGAAACAGCTAGTAAGATAAGAAGATGGAAGTGTGAATTTTGCCTTACTAGACAATCTCAACAAAAATATAGGAACAAAACAAATGACAAATGATTTTATTTATACACCAAGCACTACAGATATAACTATTAGATGGCGCAAACTATACAACTACATTCCTGCCAGCGAACAGGCTCAATATCAAAAGAAATGGAAAGAATTTAGGGCGCTTACAGAAAAGACTTTAGATGATGTAATTCCTAAACAAACTAATATTGATGTTTATCCTTTTAAATGGAAAAAAACAAAATGATAGCAAATAAACTTTGCTTAGAAGCATTCAATAAGCTAGATAAACCTGTGTATCATCCTGAAGAATTCTTTGCTCTTGGATGGCAAGCAGCAGTTGAAGCCATGAGCAAGGAATTTCAAAACCAATTTGAGAAAGATGGGGAAACTCAGCTTATTCAATTAAATGAACCACAAATAGATCAGGAAGATAAAGAATGAAAGAATCAGATTATGCAGAAATTTATTTGGATACAAAACTGGCTGTAAACAATGTATATAGGTTTTGCCTAACTAATCATTGGGATGATGCATTGAAAGCTGCACAAGCTGGAGAACAATTTTGTAAACAATTACAGGAACTAATTAAACTTAAACAGGAAACAAAATGACTACCTTTACAACTGAAGATAGGATTGAAGCAACTAAGATTGAGCAAGGCTCAATAGAGTGGAAGATGCTCAGGGCTGGCAAGGTTACAGCTTCTAGAGTTGCAGATGTTCTATCCAAGATTAAATCAGGTGAATCAGCAGGGCGCAAGAATTATAAGATGGATTTAGTTGCAGAAAGATTAACCAATCAGCCAGCAGAATCATTTACTAATTCAGCTATGCAATGGGGAACAGAGCAAGAACCATTCGCGCGAATTGCTTATGAAACTAAGATGAATCTATTTGTTGAGCAGATACCTTTTATGGATCATCCGCAAATAGAATGGTTTGGTTGTAGTCCTGATGGTTTAGTAGGAGAAGATGGGCTTATAGAAATTAAATGCCCTAACACTACTACTCATCTTGAATATATAGATGGTGGAAAACCACCAGCAAAATATATCCCACAAATGCAAACTCAGATGGCTTGCACAGGGCGCAAATGGTGTGATTTTGTATCATTTGATCCTAGGCTTCCTGATAACTTGCAGTTGTTTGTAGTGCGCCTTGATCGGGATAATGGTTACATCAAGGAGATGGAAGCAGAAGTGCAGAAGTTTTTACAAGAAGTTGATGAGTTATTCACAAAACTGAAAGAGAGAATGTATGGCAATTAAATATGAACTATTAGCCAAAGGCGGAGTTTACAAAGATGCAACTGGCGCAGATAAAACAAGATGGGTTAAGTGCGGAGTTGTAATGGATACCAAGCAAGGCGGATTAGCTGCAAAACTAGAGCAAATCCCTGTTAATTGGGATGGCTGGCTAAATTTTGCAGAGCCTAGAGCAAAGGATAGCTTTAAAGCAAGAGGAGATGATGAGATGCCAAAAGCAAAACAATCATCAAATGATCTTGTAGATGATGCTATTCCCTTCTGATCATGGAACAGGAAATTAAGGAATTGGTGCAAAAGTTCATTAGGCAAGGGGAAACCCTTGATGCGATCAAAACAGCGCTAACAGATCAAGTAATTATTATTGAGCTTGCAGAGCCATTGATTCAAGCTAAAGAAGAAGCTCACAAAGCACCATGAGATCTAGAGAAATAAGCTCTATCCTTCACAGGGTTTTGACCAGTTCTCCGCTTATTAAACTGGCATGAAAAATATTGCTTCCTTTTTAGATCGCCAAAAGCTAGTTAATCATGGCGAGATTCTTTTTGAGAACTATTGTGCCAAGATGAATTACAAGTATTGGCGAATTGGATTTGATGAAAAGCATAATGAAATAGATCATTACTGGAAATTAAATGCAATGATCCGAAATCTACCTGATTACATTGTAGATACTGGTAAGCATACTTTTGTAGTTAATGTAAAAGGAACAGGGAACTTTAAGCAATTAGAAGTAAAAATGATTCCTTTATTCCTTGAATGGTTTTCTACCAAGGAAGCGCCCTTGATTTATGCATTCTGTTTTACAGAGCAGAAACCTATAATGGTTTACCCTGAGAAGGTAATTGAACTATATGATCAGGCTGGAATAGATAAACAATGGCAAGATGGCAAGATCTACAGAAGCCTACATCTCCCTAGCTAAAACTTCCTCAGCTTTTTTGGTTTTGTAGATGCGATCCATAAGACCAGTTTGCCCACCATTAATCCGCTTGGTAATCTCTTGGTAATTATCGGCATCAGCAAGCGCATTTAAAGCCTTTTTAGACCAAAAATGACCAGCAGATAGGCAAGCATACTTTGGAGTTGTTAAAAGCTCAGGAAGCCCGATTAAATCAATCCCTAGGGCATTTCCTGTGTTCTTATAGTTTTCCTTGCCAGTAAGCTGAAGAATCCCTCTACCTCTGTATTTCCAGCCATCACCATCTTCTAAATTGCCCATGCGCCCACCATAGACCTTATTAGCTATCTTCTCAGGGTTTCTAGCGCATTCCTGTGCAATCTCTATAGTAGGGAATCTAGATCCCCAAATGCCCATTAAACCTTGTGCAGAGTAATTAAGATTTTCTTCTAAGGTTTTAAAGTAATTGGATTCATGGGCGCATTGTCCGATAAAGTGCGCCTGTCTTTTAACAGTATTGATTTCATATCTATCAAAGGTTTCTTGCAGGGCATCATACCAATTCTCATGGATGCCAATGGCTATAAGATGCTGACTATTCATTTTTCTTAGCTTTCATCTCAATAATTTTCTCAGCAGTTCTACCGCCAAAATAAGCTAAAAATACAATTTGACCCCATTGCCCTAGCAACTGCACATAGTTTTGATTTGCATCATAGCCAAAGGCTGACATCATTGCGAATAAGAAATAAGCGCCAAAGATGGCAATAAGAGCCATAGGGCGAATGTTCTTAGAAAGCCAACTGTCGCTAGACATATCAGCTTCCCACCGCTTAGTAATTTCTTGAGCTTCTGCAATATCGGCTTGCATTTTAGCAAGCTCGCCTTCTTGCTGTAGTTTTACAAGCTCTAATTGAGCTTTAGCCTTGGCTTCAGGATCAGGAATTAGTTTGTCTATTAGCTTTGTGCCAATATCTAGAATAGCTGTTAAGGGGAACATAATTTACCTTCCATGATTAGCAAATTGACCATGATATTTTTCTCTAGCCATTGTTGCTACCAAATCAGCTAATTCAATATCATCAAAACCACCAATATGTTTAATTTTTTTGTTTATATGTAATTGAATAATCCATTTTTTATTTTGTTTATTCCAATGAACATTTTTAAATCCTGATTTATTTCTTTTAATTAAACCAACATTTTGTTGATTTGTAGATTCATTAGCATCTCGCAAATTATTAATATCATTTGAATAACCAAAAATATGATCAACTTGTTTTGGAATATATCCATTAAACATACAAAATATTAATCTGTGCAAAAGATAAGTTTTACCTTTGAATTGAACTCTAAAATATTTACCTTGTTTGCTTCCAGCCTTTTTTCCAATTAATTTTGGGAAATAATCATGATGTTTCCAATATAAATTGCCATCTTTATAGTCAAAGGTTTTTTTTATAACACTTTGTAACATTATTTTTTAACTCCCCAAACTATGTAATATGAAATCCATGCTGCTACCATAAAGCACCAAAACTGCACCGATCTAACCTTAGACAATTCAGCATCAAAATAATCTTTGTCTGCCTTCTCTAACTTCTCAATCTCTGTTTTAATATCTAAAAGTTTTTGCCATTCTTTAGTGCCATAAGCCTTAATAAAATCTACTCTTAATTTGTATTCCTCATCAGAAATCTTCTTTCTATGTTTGTATTCCTCTAGAGCTTTAAAAATTGCTCTTTCTTTCCTAAACTCTGCTTCCCTTCTTTCTCTTATCTTAGCTTGGGCGCTTTGCCTTGCTAAATCGACCGCTTCTTTTTGAACTTCTTCAATATTTCTTGCAATCTCTTTTCCAGCATCTCTACCAGTTTTGATGCCTTCGCTGATGCCTTTAGCACCAATAGATAGTCCAAGATCATCCGCCATAATTTAACAATACTGTTCATAAGTGTTAGGGTATTTTAGAGTTTAATATTTAAACTATCAAATTTCTTGGTTTTTAATAAGCAATAATTGAAAGTATGAAGAAACTTGCTCATTATTTGCAGTAGATTTAGCTGTAGCGCTGATACAAGCTCCAGCATTAACTTTAATTGGATATGTAAATTCATAATCAATTTTGCCATTATTAAAAGTTGTAATTGCTGCTGTATAAATTAG